GCATTGGCGACTAACGGCTACTGATGATACTAATACTGTAAGCGATGGACTTGGCGGAACTGTCAATGCTGCTGCAACAGTATATGGTACTCAATCATTAGACACTTCAGACTTATCAAGCTTCACCGCTTTTGCAGATTTAACTGCAAGTGATGTGCAAGGTTGGGTCGAAACAGCAATGACTGCTGATACAGTTACAGAAATGAAAACTGGTCTGGATGCTACTATAGCTGAATTAGTTACCCCAACATCTGAAACAAAAACTATAGGTTAAAAATGGAAATATCTTCATATCTGATTTGGAATGCTTTTATAACATTAGTTCTAGCTCCGATACTCTACAACATTCGACAAAATACTCAAGAAAATAAACGCATTGATATTTTGATAAATAAAACTAGAGAAGAAATAGCTAAAGACTATGTAACTAAAAATGAGTCCAGAGCAGTTATGAGAGACCTTTTAGATAGGTTAGATAAATTAGACGAAAAAATTGACAAACTGTTTGAATTAAGGTAAAATAATTAGATGAGTACTCCAAGTTGGTTAATTGGTTTTGGCTCTGTTCCTATTTATGGACCGGGAGGTCAAACAGTAGCAATAGCAGACCCTTCAGGAAAAGTCACGTCTACTACTGCGCCTACAGCAGAAGAATTAAAAAAACAAGAAGAGATTAATAAAATGTCACAAGAAAGAGAACAAAGAGTAAATAGAACAGGAAAAGCTATGGAACAAGCAGCTAAAGGTATTTTACCGGCTTCTGCTCAACCAAACATGGCTAGTATAGACCCGGCTTCAGGATTAGCTAATGTTCCAAGTGAAGGAGTTTTACCTACAACAAATATGGAATTACCTACGGTAGCTGCTGATATACCTACATCAGAAATTGTAACAACTGCCGACACTCCTACGCAACTTACTCCTCAACAAATGACAAGTGCTTTAGCACAAACAGACTTAGTAGATACTACTGTTCCTACAACAGCTGCTCAAGGAACTTTTACACAAGGTTTAACAGATACTGAAATAGCTAATTTTGCTGATATTAAAGATGCACCTACAATAACTGGTCAAAATATACAAGTTAAAACAGGAGCTTTACAAGCAGAAGTTTCAGGAGTTATTAGTCCACAAGCTATGGCTACTGCAGCTCAAGCAGCTGGTACAAGTTTAGCTAGAATTACTAGGGCTAAAAAACAATTAAGAACTGCAGGATTAAGCGAAGAGTCTATAACTTCTTTAGGAGATAATCCTCAAGCTTTAGAAGCTAAGTTAACAACATTTACTGAACAAGAAAGAGGTATTGTTGAAGGACTTCCAACTGAAGCTTTAGTAACTACTCAATTAGATACTTTATTAAAAGGCATGGAAGAAGGAAATATTCCTAGTTGGGCTGCCCCAGCTGTCGCTTCTGTAGAACAAATGTTAGCATCAAGAGGTCTTGAAGCTTCTTCTGTTGGTAGAGATAATTTAATTAACTCTATTATACAATCAGCTATTCCTTTAGCACAAGCTAATGCTACAGCACTACAGTCTTCTATTTCTTTAGATAGACAGTTAATTGCTCAAGAAGAAAAAAATAACGCTGCATTAAGACAACAAGTTTCAATTCAAAATGCTCAAAATGTTTTTAATATGGACATGGCTCAGTTTACTGCTAATCAACAAAGAGCTGTAAATAATAGTAAATTTTTACAAACTGTAAGTTTAGCAGAAGCTAGTAATAATCAACAAGCTACTATTCAAAATGCAGTTTTAGCTGCTAGTATTAATCAACAAGAAGCTACCTTAACAGAAAAATTAGTAAGTTCTAATGCTGCTAATTTTTTAAAAATGGATTTAACTAATTTAAATGCTAGACAACAATCTAATATGTTGTCTACTCAAGCTGAACAACAAAGACTATTAAGTAATCAAGCAGCAGTTAATTCAATGAATCAGTTTAATGCTAAGAATCAAAATCAAGTAGACCAGTTTATGATAAATTTATCAGCTCAAATAGAACAAAATAATGTTAATAGAGCAGCTCAAATGAATCAGTTTAATGCAGCAGCTTCAAATGCTGCGGCTGCTAGAGATGCTGGTAGATTAGTAGATGTTGATAAATTTAATACGCAAATGGCAGCTAGTATTGAACAATACAACGCTAATCAAAAATTTGCTAGAGAAGAATTTAATGCTAAAAATGCAATGCAAATAGAACAAAGTAATGCTATTTGGAGACGAGAAGCTAACAAGATTGACACGGCTGCACAGAATGCAATAAATGCTAGAAATGCTCAAAATGCTTTTGCTATGAGTCAATCAGCACAAGCTCAGTTATGGCAAGAATTAAGAGATGAGTTTGACCAAATTTTTAAAGCATCAGATAATACTGAGCAAAGAAAAACTCAAATAGCTGTAGCAGGTTTAGGTAATCAACATTTAAATGCTGCTGATAGTAGTGCAACAAGTAAATTAAAAAGTTTTATAGAATTATTTAAGTAAGGAGAACAAATGTTTAAAAAGATATTTAAAAAAATTAGAAAAGTAATAAAACCTTTAGGTAAAGCTTTCAAAAAGGTTATGAAACCTTTTGCTAAAATACAACAAAAACTAGGACCAGTAGGTACAATGGCATTAATGTTCATCGCACCCTATGCCCTCCCGGCAATATGGGGAGCTTTTGGTGCTTGGGCAGGTGTTAGTGCTGGTGCTGCAGCCGGTGGAGCTGCATCGTTTCAAGCTTTAGCACCGGGAATACAAACTTTAATGAAAGGAATTTATGCTGCTGGAACAAAAATAGGAGCTGCTTACAATACTGTAACAGGTTTTATTTCTGATACAGTTGGTAAAATAGCTAGTAATACTGTTGGTAAAATTCCATTAGGAGCTGAGAAAACTGTAGGAAGTGTATGGAAAAACTTTACAAATAATTTATCTATGACAATGGAAGCTAGAAATTTAGGATATGGAAATAATATAGTAAGTGCTGACGGTACGCTTTCAAAAGGATTTACAGAAGCTAAGAAACTAACTGCTCAAAATTTTGAGATTGCTTCAAAAGTTGGAGAAAGGCAAATAGAAAGAAGTCTTGCTTTTGGTGATGCACTTCCTCAATTAGGAGAACTTCCGAAAGTTGTACAGCCTACTATGAGTGCTGGTAATTTAAATATACCAACAACTGAGTCTTTATTAGGTGATAGTATATTTTCTGAGCCTACTCAAAAAGTTATAGTAGACCTTAACCATTCATTTAAAAAAGCTAATATTAGTGGGAATCAACTAGCAACATCTAAAAAACGTTTAGGTGTAGAAAGTTTAGATTTTTTAGAACCTGTAACAGCAGATGTTCCTGTTAGTTTAATACAAGATAATCCTCAGTTAATATACAATAATAATCGTTTAATAGATTATACAAATGATGTTAACAAATTTGCAACTCCTTACATAGGTGAGGATGCCTTACCTTTTGACAGAAGTAAATTAACTAGGAAAAAACTTATTAGTGATACTAGAAAAGGATTAGAAGGTATTGAAACTCTTACAGGAGCTGCAACAGAGCCAGAGACTGATGATATTTATCAAGCTCAACAAAATATGCAGTTAGCTCAAAGTTTAGCACCAATAGGTTATTCTGGTCTTCAAGACTTTTCATCAGATTTTTCTAATTTATCTAACACTTATTCTGCTGCTGGTTATGGTCCAGAGACAAATTTTACAACTGGACAATCTCAATATGAAGCAGGAGCTTATGGAGGTGCAGGATTTATGAATCAAGTATCTTCTAGATTTTTACAGCCTACAATAGGAATGCCTAGATTAGCATAAAATTAAAAGGAAATTATAATGTCAAATTTAACAAATGAAGAAGTTCAATTTTATCAGGATTATGAATTAGCTACTCCCGGTCAGTCGCTAACTAATTCCCCCGAACAAAAATATCCTTGGGAAGGACCTCCTCAATTTACTAATAGGCACGATGCTGAATTATATATTTTAACTCAGCTAACTGAAGAAGAAATATTTTTATCTTTGATGGATATGGTAGGCGATGGTGTTACTATCGAAGCTATAACTACTACATACTTATATAATGGTTATGCTGAAGGTCTTTGGAATGCTGACTTGTTACTAATGCTTGTTGAATCAGTAGCTTTTATGATTATTGGTTTAGCAGAAAAAGTAGGCTTAGATTACAAACTTTATCAAGGAGAAGAAGAAGACGATGCTTTAGATGAGATTGACCCTATTTTAGAAGATGAAGACGAACCTTTAGAAGAAAATGCTTTAGATAAAACAAACAATATTATTAAAGAACAAATTAAAAAAGGAGCTTCTGAGACTTTTACAAGTAAACCTTTAGAAGAAAAAATAGAAGAAGTTCCAGAAGAATTAATAGCCAGTGCCCAGAGTCTTTTAGAAAGAGACGAAGCACCAGCACAAGAAAAAAGTTTATTAGCTCCAAACGAGGTATAAAATGGCAAAAGTACAAGATATAACTACAACTTCAGTATATAAAGATATTGTTGAACAAGACAAGCCAGACACGCTAGATGAAATCATAGGCATAGCTGGAGTTGTTAAAGATGTTATAAATGACCCCGTAACTAAAAATTTAGAAAATTTAAAAGCTAAAGGTATTTTTGATAAGTCTTTAATGTCTAGTCGTTTAAAACAATTTAAAAATAATCAAGCAGAATTAGAAAGAATAGACTCAGAATTTGGTGGTAGCACTTATAACTACGCTAATTCTAGAAATAAAAAAGCTATAGAACAAGCAATATTACAGTATTATAATTTAGACCCTAATACAAAATTTACACTAGGTAATCCTGATATGGTTTATGGTGATGTGTTAAAAAACATGAATGAAAAAAGTGTTAATTCTATAGAAAAGTTAAGAGCTGCAAAAGCTTCATTAGGAGTTTCTGGAGTTAATATGAATGAAATTGGAACTTATTTAGATGAAAAACACGCTGCTGCTTTTAAAAATTTACAAGACGAATTTAAAATTACTGGTGGAGATATAATAAGAAATTTATTTGGCACAGCTCCTTATAATAAAGCTAGTTCGCAACAAATGGAAGATTACATTTCTAAACAGGCTTACACTAAAAACTTTACTGAGGTTGAAAATGTCAATAATACTTATAGAACTTTATTTAATTTTGACCCTACAGCAGCATCTGAGTTTGAAGAAATAATTAAAAATGCTGATTTAAGGTTTAATGTAGAGTCTAAAGCAAGTGGAATAATAAAAGAAACTACTACAGCAGACGAAAAAGGTAGAAAAAGAACAGGCACATATAGAAATGTTGAGACTTCTTATACAGATAATAAAGGAGTTAAAACAGTAGATACTCAAAAAGTTATAGTTGACCAAGGAGAGTTAATTGACATTAATATGGAAACACATAACTTAATGCAAAGAAAGTTATTTGAAGGTCCGGGTATGGAAGAATATTTTAAAAAGGTAAATGAAGGTTTTTCTCCTAAAGCTGCTTTTGATAGTATTCCAAGAAAATATAAAAAATCTTTAGATGAAAGAACAAAAGAAGCTTTATATGTAGAGAACTTTAAAGATATGCAAACAGGTTTTGAAAAACACCAAGAACTTTATTATTTTACAGGAACTGATAATGTTTTTGGCGGTAAAGACCTCGAAACTTTAAAACCAGAAGTAAAAAACTGGGAAGATTATTCACAAAACCCAAAGTTATATTTAGAACAAAATGAAGGTAAAGTGCCCCCTAGACCATCTTACTATTATAAAAATGTAGCAGAATGGGCTAGAGGAGAACTAGATATAGGAATGGCTGAACAAGTTCCTTTTCCTGAAGATAATGCAAATACTTCAGCTAATTCTTATATTTTAAATTCAGATTTAGATGATAGCAGAGAGTATCAATCATTTGTTAATAATCCAAATATTGTTGCTAGAAACATGAATGACATTTTTGACGGAGATGCTGCTAATAAAATTTCTAAATTAGAATCAGAATTTGATAACGGAATTAAAACAAATTTTGTTAAAGGAAGCAGTGTTTATGTTAATCCTAACAGTGATTTTGTAACTACTGAAGAATTAATGCAAATAGGTTTAGAAGATAAAATACCTGCTGGTAGCTATAAAGTAGGTTACGATGTTAAAACCGATACTTTGCAATTAGTTAATATAGATGAACCGCAAATAACAGAGCCTACAGAACCAGTAGAACAACCAATTACTGAAGAAGGTATTTATGATACTTTATTAAAAGTTCCGGGATTAGGCGATGCTGCAGAAACTATTTTTGGTACAAAATTAAACTCTTATGAGCAGCTTGTAATTGCTGGAGGAGGAGGAGTTGCAACTTTTAAAGCAGGACAAGCAGCTTTACCAGCTACAGCTAAACGAGTTGGTATGTCTATATTAAATAATCCAAAAAATAAAGATGCTATTAAAGTAGTTACAGATGTAACTCAAAAAGTAAATCAAACTAATTATGGTTTTAAAACTAAATCTGCTTTTAATTCTTGGAAAAGTAAACTTACTCCTTTTCAACAATCTGTTTTTAAATCTGTAAGTAAATCAGGTAAAACAATTAATCCTACTTTACTTGCTAAAAATTACATCCCTAATACAACTGTAGTTAGAGTTCCTGTTACAGGTCTTAAAACTCTAGGTAGTTTAGCAAAAAATATTCTTTGGAAGGGAGCACTAGGTAAAGCCACAACTATAGCAACAATAGGAAGTCTTTTATATAATCAATTAGGTCTTGATGACGAAGATACAGAAGCAGAAGTACAAAAAATTAAAGATTCTCAATAAAGGAGTTTAAATGTACACCGGAAAGTCTAACAATCGTTTTAGCTCTAACTATACTTCTGATGCAATGTCAGAAGAAGAAGCTAAAAAATATGCAATGAAAATGGGTATGTCAGACTCATTGCGTGGTATACAACAAATGTTTGGTAATATAACTGGTAATGAAGACTTACTAGAAAAATTAAAAAAGAAAGACCAAAGGTTAAAAAAGATATTTGAAAATCCAAACTACGGAGATGAGGTTTTTAAATATTATTTAGGAGCTGCTGTTGTAGCTGACCCTATAGGTTATATACCTATACTAGGTTGGGGTAAAAAAGTTAAAACTTTAAGTCAAGCTGCTACCTATGGTGCTGGTATGGGTGGTGCTTATGGAGGAGCTGCTTATGTTGGTGAGGGAGAAAATAGAGCTTTAAATACTTTAGTAGGAGCTACTGCAGGTGGGGTTTTAGGTTTAGGCGGTGCTGGAATACTTAGAGGTATACAAAAAGCTACAGGTAATAATCCTACATTTGCTAAGACTTTAAAACAAAGACAACAAGAAAACATCGAAAAAGGAGCTACTAAAACCTCTTTAGGAAAAAACATATCCGAAGCTGATTACGAAGAGTTAACTAATCAAGCAATAAAAAACATACAAAAAGAAAAACCCGGTGCAGGGTTAGAAGGTAATTTAGAAACTTTTTATAATAATGTAGGCGGTACTCGTATATGGGATATGGCTGTTCAAAACTGGGGAACTGGTCTGTCAGCTGTTGCTGGTGGGTTAGGTGGTTTTAATGCTTTTGATGATGGAGAGTCTACTCAAGCTCAGAAAATAACCGCAGCTTTGCTCATGTCTTTAGCAGGAGGAGCAAGTGCTAAAGTTCTAGGTAAAATTACATACAAAGATAAAACTTTATCTGAAATGATACAGGCTGGTATTGTAGATAATTATGGGCTACCTAAAGGATATGTACAATTAACTAAAGCTACTTTTGGTGAAGTAAATGAGTTAAGACAACAATTTTTAAAAAGTGCTAAAGAAATAGCTACGTTAGAGCCAGACGAAAGAAAAAATGTTTATCGTCTAATGACAGGACAAATAAACGAAATGGATAACTTAGGTAATTTTAGTTTAGAAGCTAGAAAAGTAATTACTAAAGCTGGTCAAGAAATGGTTGATGCTGGTTTATTAGACCCAGACATATTCCAAAAAAACATGGACACTTATTTACATCGTAGTTACACTAAACACGTTAATAAAACAGGAAATACATCTGATTATAAAGCTGCTAAAAGATTAAAATTAATTGGCGATGAGTTAAAAAGAAGAGGACAAAAGTTAGATAAAGTTATTTCTAAAAAAGCTTATGAAGCTAGTTTTAAACCTACAAGTAAAACTTTTGGTAGATACGATGATTATACTACAGTTTTAGATGTAGAGACTGTTGTGTCTAAAAATAGATATAATAAACTTACTGAAAAAATAGATAGAAAAAAAGTTATTCGTGATAAAGATTATAAATTAAATAAAACTGTCGATGATGTTAGGCAGTGGGAAGTAATAAGAGATGAAGGAGACCAGTTACTTTTAAGACATAAAAACAAAGTAGAGTTAAGAAGAGACTATACAGACATCGAAAGAAAACAATTAGGAGAGATAGAAGATGCAGCCTTTGCTGTAGCTGAAACTGGTCGTTTAATGACTAATGATTTAGCCGTTTATAAACTATACAACAATATTGCAAAAGAAAAAAAATACTCTTTAGATATTGATGAGTTTAATAATGCTATTGATAATAAACTTATAAAGACTGAAGACTGGGTAGAAGTACCTACGGATAAACTTTCTGGAGTTCCTGTAGCTAAGTTTGGAACTTTAGCAGGTAAATATGTACCAACAGAAATCTATGACGATTTAACAAAAATTCAAATGTCTAAGGAAGCTGGTGGAGCTGTACTTAGAAATTATCTAGCAATCAATAGAGTTTGGAAAAAATCTAAAACTGCATGGAATCCTGTAGTTCATGTGAACAATACTATTTCTAATGTAATACTTTATGATTTAGCAGGTGCTAAATATAGATTTATGCACAGAGGATTTAAAGAATTATCAAAAGGTATTGAAGGAGACGAGTCTGCAAGACTTTATAATTTAGCAAAAGCTAATGGAGTTTTTGATAGTGATTTACTAAGTAGAGAATTAACTGACCAAACTAAAGATGTTATGGACTCTGCTTTAAAAAATTTATCAGACGAATTAAACCCAGAAATAATAGGTGCTCAAAAATATTCTTTAGAAACTTTTAATAAATTAAGCTCTAAAGGATATGATATGAGTTTAGGTAAACTAGATAATTTTTATCAGTTAGAAGACCAAGCTTTTAGAATGGGTTTATTTATGGATAGAATGGCGAAAGGTATGAAGCCACAAGAAGCTGCAGCTGATGCTAAAAAATGGTTTATAGACTACGATATAAATGCACCGTTTATAAACTTTATGCGTAGATTCCCTACTCCTTTTATTTCTTACACTTACAGAGCTTTACCATTACTAGCTGAAGCAGCTATAAAAAGACCTTGGAAGTATGCTAAGTGGGCTGGTTTAGCCTACGGTTTAAATGAAGTAGGCAAAGGTAAAGTTCCGTTTGCTGAGTATTTTTCTGATGACCCCGACTTCGGTAGGTTTCAAGAAGAAATAGGAAATGAAGAAACAGAACGACTTTTAATGAGGGAAAATTTAAGAAACAAATTATTCGGTGTTCCGTTTATGCCAGACACTTTAATTAAAACTCCTTTTGCTTCTGGCAGAGACAAAGAAACTCCTTTATATTTAGATGTAAGAAGATTTATTCCGGGTGGTGATGTATTTGCTGTAGGAGATAAAGGTATCGGAATACCTATTGGTTTTGGTAAAAGTTTAAAATTACCTGAAGTAATTACTCCTAACTTTGGTGCTCCCGGTGAAGTATTTTTTCCATTACTAACAGGAGTAGACCCTTTTACATTACAAAAAATAGACGGTTTAGGATTAGGTAATGATGAAAAAGTTAAAGTTCAACACATATTAAGTAGACTTATTCCTAACATACCTACTACTGCTTTTACTGCTCCTTTGTTTGGCGAAGACTCTAAAGTAGTTAAGTATGACCCTTTCTCTCAATCTTTTGGTTCTCAAAAAATATTAAAAGCTATGAGACAAATGCAAGACCCGGAAAATAAAAAAGCAAAATATGGTGCAGATTTTACACCTTTTGAAGCAATACTAAGTACCTTTGGTTTTAAACTTCAACCACAACAATTTACTAAATTAGTAGGCATTAGACAACAAGAATTTAAAAGTTTATACAGTAATGCTAGACAATCATTTTACAGAATATCAAAACAATATGCAGAAGCAAAAATTTCAAAAGAAGAAGCAGAAAAAAGAGTTAATGAACTTTACACAATACTAGATAGAGCACAAAAAAAATCAGAAGCTTTATCTGCTCAATTAAAAGAAACTAGAGAAAAAAAATATGAAGGTGGGGAGGTAGAAGATGTTGCACAAGTTAAGGAAGAACCAGAAGATAGGATTAACCCTGTTACTAATGAGCCTTATAGTGTTACATCCGGTGTGAAGAAACCAGAGCAAATAGAAATAGAAGCAGAAGAAAGACAAGGTTTTAACTCTGGTGGAAATGCAGAAAAAAAAGAAATAGACTTAAACTTAGAAGAAAGACGTGAAAGGATTGATAAAACTTATAAAGATAAACCTTATTTTAAAAACATACCTCTTGATTCACTAGGAGACACAGGAGAAAATACAGTAAGTTCTTATAAATTTGCAGATAGATACACACTAGGAAAGAAAAACGAAAGAATTGCACTTCCAGATAGTGCTATACGTTTTGTAAATATTATTTTTAACGCATCTAAAGTTTTAGGTCACAACGACAAAAAAGCTTTAGCAATAGCAACTCAAGCTGCTGCAGAAACTGGGTACGGTGCAAAACCGGGTGCTAATTTGTTTGGTATTAAAGCTAGAGAAGGAGAACCTTATCAAGAAGTAACTACACATGAAGAAAAAGCCAACGGCAGAAAAAAAGAAACTCATAAATTTTATGATTTATCTAATGGAACAATCCAAGATAATATTAACAAATACACACAGACTATAACAAGAGAATATCCTTTATTTTGGAAAAGTCTTGATACAGAATCTTACTCTGAAGCCGTAAAACATTTACAAGACATAAACAGAGGTGGTTATAGAAAAGAAAACACTGGTTATGCTACTGATAAAAATTATTTAAAAAAACTAGGTGACATAAATAAAGGTGTTAAAGAAAGAATAGGCTATAATGATACTCTATAGAGAAAAAGATTTAGATGCTGCTTACAGAATAGACTGTAAAGCTCGTACTCGTAATAACATGCCTTGGGTAAAACGAGAAGAATTCCGAACTATCTATGAAGACTTAATGGATTTATATATGATACAACTTAGTCCTACACAACTTTTAGAAGTTGAAGATATTCCAGAAACAGTATTAGACTCGTTAAAAGGAATATTAAATAAAAGTTTACATTTTGACCCAGAGGAAAAATAATGGGTTTTCCTTTTGAAATAATTACTATGCTTGGTTCTACTGTTCTTAGTGGAGTTATGAGTATCTGGGCTGAAAGTAGAAAGGCAAAAGCAGAAGAACAAAAGCTACTTATTTCTAGAGGTGAGTTTGAAATGAAAGCTGTAGCTGCTGCTCGTAACGTAGACAACGTAGGCTTTCAATGGACCAGAAGAATTATCGCACTAACTGCTATCTTTGCCATTGTAGTATTCCCAAAACTAGTTGCAGTTTTTGCTCCAGATATTTTAGTAACTGTAGGTTACACTCAATTTAAACCCGGATTTCTATTCTTTACTCAAGATGTAGAAGTATTTAAATGGATAACATTTGAGGGCTTAGTAATAACTCAGTTAGATACAAACCTAGTATCGGCTATTATCGGTATGTACTTCGGTGGTAGTTTAGTAAAACGATGAAAGGATTAGACTATATAGGCATAATAGAAACAATAGGCATACCCATGGTGGGTGCTATTGGCATGGGTTACTTAGTATGGCTAGTAGTAAAGTTTTTGATGGCGGATATTCATAAAAAATTAGATACCCAACATCAAATGATTGTTGCCTTGATAGATAGAATCAGGCAAATGGATAATGATATGATTCGGATTGATGCCATGTGTAGAGCTGCAATGGGTCTAGACCCTGACGTTAGCCGAATAGCCAGAGCAGACGGTCAAAAAGACCAACGTAAAGACTAACCATAAAAAATTTATCAGGTGCTGAATGCTTTGTCATTCGGTAGAATTAACTATTTTTAATTGAGGAGAAAAGTGGACAAACAAGATGTCTGCATTTTATGCATTCTTTTTTGGATAACTATAACTGTAGTTTATAGTTCAGTAATAGCTATCTAAAAATTATTTAACTTTACTTTGTAATTGTTCGTGAAGAGGAGCAACGGCATTCTTTACGTGTGTGATTAGTACTTTAATTTTTTCTTTTTCAGGAAAATTAAAAATTTTATCTATATCTTTATCTTTTAAAAAAGATAGCTCAGTAATATAATTATTATTTTTATCAACTACTAATTTCCAACTAATTAAGTTTCCTTCTGTTTTATTCTTCGTCATTACTTACTCCTACAAATTTTATTTGGTCTTGTCTTCCTCTAAGACCTGCTTTCATATAAGAAGTAGCTCTACCTTCAAAAAAGTTTTGATGCTCTACTCCAGTAACTTCATCAATCCAACCTAAAGGATTTTCTCTTTGGTCATAATTAGTTTTTAAACCAAGTTGTAATAATCTTCTATCTGCAATATATCTATTGTAAGCATACATGTCTTTTTTAGTAAGACCTTCTAAATCGCCCATGTTAAATACTAAATCTAAAAACTTATCTTCAAGTTTTACCATGTGTCTACATATTTCGTATATTTCTTTTTTAAAATCATCTGTCCATATATCTAAGTTTTCTTGAATAAACTCTCTAAAAAGTTTAGTCATTGCTTCAACGTGCATTGATTCATCTCTTATAGAATAAGTAACTATTTGACCCATGCCTTTCATTTTACCGAACCTTGGAAAGTTTAATAAGATTGCAAAACTACTAAAAAGTTGTAGTCCTTCGGTAAAGGCTGAGTAGACTGCTAAAGTCTTAGCAATACTTCTTTTATCAGAACGTACAGTTTTTAACTCACTTATGTATTCATGTTTATTAGACATCTCTTCGTATTCTGCAAAAGCTTTATATTCTATCTCAGGCATACCTACAGTATCTAACAAAAGACTGTAAGCATCTTGGTGAATTGCTTCCATATTAGCAAAAGAACCCATCATCATTCTAGCTTCTGGTTTTCTAAATATTCTCATATATCTATCTATGTACCCCGAAGCAACATCAACATCTGATTGAGTGAACAATCTAAATATTTGCGTTAGTAGGTTCTTTTCTTTATCTGTAATATCTTGCCAGTCTTTAACATCTGTGTGTAATGGTACAGACTCTGGCATCCAATGCATTTGATTTTGGAGTTTGTAATAATCATACATCCAAGGATAATCAAAAGGTTTATAGTATTCTCTAGTTTTTAATAGGCTCATTTATCCCTCACAAGCAATACATTCCACATCATCTAAACGAACACGTGGAATTTTGGTGTTAACATTTTCTACATTTCTGGCTGCGTTAGTTCTAAAATAATATAAAGATTTTAGTTTATGCATACCATACCAATGCACATCACTCACATATTGCATGTATTCATCATGCACATCTTGAGCTTCAGTAGCACTTGGTAAATTAAAAAACAAATTTACTGACTGGGCTTGACAGATAAACTCTTGCCTTTTATAAGCATGTTCTATCAACCAAATCTGATTCAGTTCATTTGCAGTTTTAAAAATTTCTTTTTCTTCAATAGTAAGAATATCTAAGTCTTGAACAGAACCCTCATTACTTACTATAGCTTTCCATATACTTTCAAGTTCTTCTCCTTTTAAACCTTTACTACGTAATACTTTTTCTAAGTATTTATTTTTTACTTGATAACTACCAGATAAAGTTTTATGAGTAAAAACGTTTGCTCGATAAGGTTCTATCGAGGGAGACGTACCAGAACATATAATGCTACTACTAGCATTGGGAGCAATGGCAAGTAGATGAGCATTACGCATACCAGAACCAGATACATCAGGAGCTTCACCCCTGATATCAGCAAGTTCTTGACTAGCTTTTTTAGCTTTGGTTTTAATATCTTTAAATGTTTGATAATTAAATCCCGTAGCTTGGATTCCTTCAAAAGGTATACCGTTTGATTGTAGATAGGCATGAAAACCCATTGCACCCAAACCCAAGGAACGTTCTCGATAAGCCGAGTAAGCTGCTTTTTCATAACCTTCTTTTCCTTCTTTAACATAATTTTTAAAACGTTTAAAATTAGCACTGTACTCGCCTAATTGCTCTGTGTCAATAGCGTTATCAATAAAATGTTGTATAACATTATCTAACATAGTTATTAAATCTCTTATAAAATCTTTATCTTCTTTCCAAGTATCGTAGTGTTCTAAATTTACACTAGACAAACAACACACTGCGGTTCTTTCTTCGTCAGTTGCTAAAGTTATCTCTGAACATAAATTACTTTGTCTTATTTTTAAACCTAAATCTTTCTGTCCTTGTGGTAAATGTTCATTACAAGTGTCGATATTAATTAAGTAAGGCTCTCCAGTTTCTGCCCTAGCATTAATTAACTGCCACCAAAGAGAACGAGCATTGACAGTTTTTACTGCTTCATTACTTTTAGGGTCTATTAATCTAAAGTTATCATCTTCTTCTACGGCTTTTAAAAACTCATTAGTAAGATTAATACCATTATGTAAGTTTAAATTCTTTCTGTTTATATCTCCACCAGATTCTTTTCGCATGTTGATAAACTCTTCAATCTCTGGATGAGATATATCCATGTAAGCAGCATAGCTACCTCTTCTAGTTACCCCCTGATTAAAGGCTAACATTTGCGAATCAACTACATGTATGAATGGAATTGAACCAGTAGAACGACTGCCGCTAGAAGTAGATACACCGTTACTCCTAATATCTCCCCAATATCCACCAATGCCTCCACCTGCACTAGCCAACCAAATGTTTTCGTCATAGTGAGCAGATAAACCAGAACGGCTATCAGGTACGTAATTAAGGAAACAGCTAATAGGTAACCCACGACTTGTTCCCCCGTTACTAAGTATAGGAGTGCTAAACATGAACCAACCATCGGAACAGTAGTTATACAATCTCTGAGCCAACTCGAAGTCAGTGTGTTTTTTATATGTTGCTGCAAATACTGCAGCCCTTGCAAAAGATTCTTGTGCATGTGTTTCTTCCTCCCAGAAGTATCTATCTTTTAAAGTGTCTAGACTAAATTTGTCTAGTTTCTTTTCTTTATTGTAATTAATATTGATGCCTAAATAAGGCTTTTCTCCAATCTTATCATCCATTTTGTGTCTCTAATATTGTTAATAGTTTTTTCTCGTACCATTCGGCTTTCTTTAAATCCTCAATACCGTTTTTATATTTAAATCTCCAACGATATTTAAGTGAGTTTCCTCGTAAATATCCAACAAACTCATCGTGAGTTAGCATAGACTCAATAGCATCTATACATTCTATGCTTCCTTTATTGTAATGTTCTGGTTGATTTATTATATCATTTATTGTTTTAGGTTTCATTTTTAAATTCCTCTGGTAATGTGTGTTCTGAATACCACTTAAAGTTATTCTTTTCAGCCCATTCAGCATGGCTTCTTTTAGTTCCGTCTTTTCTCCTTTTAGCCTGTGGCATAGGAGATGTAGGACTAGAAAATAAAAATATTAATTCTTGATTTTCTTTTAAACTTTTTCTAATCCAAACATATTTATTATATTCGTTGTAATCCCAAAATCTTCCTTTAGCTTCTAATAAGTATTCTATATCGTTAATAACTTTAGTAAAGTCAGGCTCATAGTTATGTTCAACAATATAAGAAATCTTATCGCTATGGTGACTCCAATCTTTTAATATTGAAGTGTGTAGATTATATTCCCATTTAGAGTCATATCCTTTTGGAGTGTTTTTCTCTACAGGTCTTACCTTTCTAGGCTTTCGATAACCCCTCATAAGAAATCCTGTAACTTTATTTTTTCTAACTTTTTAGTTCTACTTAATTTTTTAATTTTTTTAGAAAACCATTTTTCTGTATACGCCGAAAGAAATAATTTACCATTCGCATACACATATTTTTCTTCTGGTACTAAAGTATGATAGTTTTGTAAGTTAACTTTACTAGCTTCTTCTTTAGGTAATAAACTTTTTACCCATTCAACAACTAACAGTTTAGCTTTTTTCCTAATTAATTTAGATTTTTTACCACTCATACTAAAACCTCTTCAACATTAGGCATCTTTTTTATTTCAGTAAAGTAAACATTTCCTTTTGCATACTTAAATACTTTTAAACCTTCTCCATCGTTACTGCCTTTATAACATTTAAATTTATGAGGACAGTAAACACAATCCATAGGTAATTTCATATTACCCGAAGCTCCTTCTGGTATTGTTTGATAGCATAATTCAGGCGGAGTATCTTTTTTTATGGCTGCTTTAACTTTTTTAATCTTGTCTTTAATGTTAGGCTTATCTAAATCATCAGGAATAAAAGTAGTAAGCTCTCCAGTTTCTTTATTCATAACTAAAAAGCCACCGTTATTTGTTTTTTCTGCTTCTTCGTATCCTGCTAGTTGTGATAAGTAACCAAAACTATCGTACTGTCCTAGTGTGCCTTCTTTAAATTTTCTAAAAGAATAGCCAGAAGCAGTCTTAACATCTATAACTTCACCGTCAATTTTACAATCCATGTGCCCTTTAACCCCGGAAACTTTTATTTCTTTTTGTTCGTCTGTAACCTCATGTCCAGAGAGCTTAACAAAAAACAAAAGCAATACTTCTAATAAATGACCATATAAAAATTTAATCTGTAAACTAGGTGATATTGTTTCTGAGTTTGTTTCGTCTTTTATGTCATACCATAATCTTCTTAAAGGTCTGCCTATGTTAGACATACGTAAAGTATTTCTAGGTTGATTATTAGGTGTTGCCCAATGCTGTAAGGCACTAGCCATTTCTTTTCCAAAACTATCTAATAGTTTGTCTGAAAACTCTAAAGGTTTTCCTTCTGATAAAACACCAATTTTAGAATAAATATCTTCTACTAATGTATCAATTTTCTTTTGTTTCATTTTTTAACTCCTGAAATACTTTAAAGACATCTGCAGTAAACAGCTTTTGAATATTAACTAAATACATTCGACTTGCGTTATGGTCTCCGCCACTTACTGACTTTAAATAATCTAATTTTTTTACTAACTGTTTTAGTTTTGGCACATCAAAAACTAAGGTACAAAATATATCCTCACCAATACATAAATTATGAAACCAAAAATCTGCTTCGGTAGCTTCAATACCTGACGGTTTACCATAAGATTGATACTCAATACAAATGTTACCGGTCTTCATCCACATTCCTCGTTCTGATTTTACTTCTATTTTTTTATTAGTTAGCATATCTGCTATTCTATCTTCTCTAATAGAGCCATACTGTAAATCTAAATCAAATTTCTTTCTATCTTCTTTAATGGGTTTCATACCAACTATCCCCTATCTTGTATTCACCATCTAGAGGACAGCGAAGATTAAAATGTTCTCCTGCTTGGACAATGCTTTCAACAGCTAATTGACCTACAAATTCGGATTGATTTTCTTGAACTTCAATCTGCCATTCATCGTGAATATTAGCAACAAATTTATAGTTTATAGTATTTAAGTTTAACTGATTTTCAAGTAAACATAAAGCTTTTTTCATTACTATAGCACCTGCTCCTTGTAATAAAGTATTTAAAGCTGCATGTTTATGCCTTAATATTATTTTTCTACCGTCTAAACCTTTGAGGTAATTTTTTGTTGTTGCTCTTTGAACTCTATCTGCCAAAGTTTTAAATGCTGGACTATTAGCAATAAAGCGTTCTCGCATTCCCTTACCTTCTGCTCTACTTCCGTCAACAATGCTTCCAAGTTTTGCGTCTCCTGCTCCGTAGATAAGTGCATAGATAAATGTTTTTGCCTTATCTCTTGATTCAAGTCCTGCAAGTCTTTGGTTAGCTGTGTGGACATCTCCATTAATGATTTCATTTACGTACTCCGTGTCAGCCATATAGTGTGCTAACATTCTTAATTCTAAACCACTTGCATCTATACCTACAAGTTTATTACCTTCTTCGACTACCCAACAGGCTCTGCATTCTTTTCCATAAGGAGAAGAAACACTAGGTACTTGAGCCATGTTGGGGTCTCTATGGGTCATTCTGCCAGTTATTGCACCAGTAGAAATTACTGAGCCATGAACTCTTTCATCTTCACCTATGGCATCTATCCAAGAATTAACTTGTGCCAATCTTTTTTGATAAAGTAAAAAGTCTGCTATTAATTTAGCTTCTTTAATATGAATTATTTCTTTTAGTGTTCCTTCGTCAACTATCGGTTGACCTGTAGGTGTAAAGTTTTTAGGTTTCCAACCAAAATCTTTTAAGTATTCTCCGATTTGTTTTCTACTACCCAGATTAAACTCTTGTAATTTTTTACGGTAAAAAGGAGTAAGGTCTTTAGTGTCTTTTCTACTAGCATACTCGTAATCAGTTAAACCAGACTTAGACAAAGACCCGTCTTTTTTAAGCTTTGGAGTTACTAATTTCTCATCTATCCATTTGGGTTTAAATGTTTTATGAACTTCATCTTCTACTTTCTTAATATTACTTTGTAGTTCGCTAGTTAAAAACATAGCTTCTTTTAAATTAAATTTAAAGCCATTCGATTTTTGATGGGTTAATATATTAGTTATTTGATTTTCAATCTCTATACTTTCTTTTGTAAAACCTTTAGACTCAGTTTTTAAATGCTCAAAAAGTTTCTTGTTTACTTTTACATCCTGTACGCAATACTTTAACATTTCATCAGAGTAAGTTTTAAAGTCTGGCTTATCCCATTTAGCTAATGCTAATCTATAACCCCACTTCTCTAAGCTGTGTCCTCCTTCTCTGGTAGGATTAAAAAGTCTAGATAGAACTAAAGTATCTATAACTTTATTAGGGTTGTATAAATCTATATCATATAACTTTTTTATCACTGGTATATCAAAACCAATTATATTATGTCCTATAATTTTATCGGCTTGTTGTAAAAGATTAATACCTTCATTAATTTTATCCTCAGAATAAGAATAAACTTTATCGTTCTCATCAATAGCAACAATGCACCAAATCTTAGTAGCATCTAAGTCGTCTGTCTCTATGTCAAATACTAATTTCATAACTTAAAAAGGACTATCCTCTTTTAAAACTTCTAGTTCTTTATCAAAATATTCTGATAGTCTCCCAGTCTCTACATCGTAGAGTAAAGATGTAGCTAAACCAACATCTCCGGTATACCTAGATTTTAATATTCTTAATCTTGTTGTTCTAGACTCTATATCATCTGTAGATTGTTGGTCTCTTTCTAAAGCAATAACACAATCGGATAACTGTGCAATACTATTAGACCCTCTAAGATGTGATAAACTTACTGAGATACCATTCTCATGCCCTTTATTTCCTTCTACTCTACGTAAGTGTGATACCAATACGATACCTGCTCCTGTTTCTTCAACCAAACTTCTCAGTCTAGTCATAATCATATCAATAGTTCTTCGTTCATCGCCTTCATTAGAAGCACTAACTAGCATGTGTAAGTGGTCTACAATAACCCATTTACAATCGCAACCTACAATTAAGTATCTAAGTTTAGCAAATATATCTTCAATGTCATTAGTACCAAAGTGAGCATGTATAAAAACTTTATCATCATTAAAGAGTTGAGCATACATATCTTTTAGTTTTTCAGGATTTATTTTTTCTCTTATAGGGTCTATGTAAAGCCTTTCATTAGCTTCTATAGATAAAATTCCATCTACAGTTCTTCGCCAATCTTCTTCTAAAGCTATAATTCCTATGTTGTCATCTGTTGTATTTATTAAATGATGTTCTAACTCTCTAGTTATACTAGACTTACCAAGTCCAGTTCCTCCAGTTAAAGTTACTAACTCTCCTTGTCTAAGCCCGTATAGTTTTTTGTTAAGACCATCCCAAGGATAAGGTACACTATCTTTGCGTTCTCTTTTTAAGAACGACTGTACCTTTTTTGAAACTCTAATAATTCCGCTTGGAGTATAAGACTGAGCATCCCAGAAAGCCCTAGTAAATTCTTGATGTTGGTTCTTTCTAAGCATGTCATTAGCATCTTTGTAACCATTGGGTAAAGTCATTATCTTAGCTTTTCCGGGCTTAATAATATTAGCTACTTTTTTAGCTGCTTCTTGCCCTTGAGCATCTTTGTCAAAACAAATAACCACATTATCGAATGACTCAATATACTCTATGTTTTCTTTTATATCTTTAACTGCTCCCTGTGCTCCATTTTTAATGGAAACAGAAGCCCACTTACTGCCTAGTAATTCGTAGGCAGCCATAGCATCACATTCTCCTTCTACGATTGTTAAATACTTACCACCGCTTTTAAATAAATTTTGTCCAAATAAAGCTGTACCTTGCATTGTACCTTCGAAACGAAACATCTTATCTCTAATAAGCCTAGTTTTAATTCCTGATACTTCGCTTTGATTATAGTAAGGGTATAAGTGTTGGGCTATAACTCCTGATGAATCATAAACCACCTTCACTCCATACTTCTCCGCTGTTTCTCTGGATATTTGTCTGTCTGTTAGTGGAGCATAAATACCACCATGCTTGTCTGCAAAAGAATAAGATTGTTCTTTTGTTACATTTTCTTCTATTAAGTTTTTAATGTCTCCTCCTTCAAAGTTAGGGAAAAATTTTGAACAACTAAAACATTTAGCTGAACCGTCTGAGTTAACTGATACTGCATCGCTACTACCACACTCAGGGCAGGGCACATGATACTTTATAAATTTAGTTTTTTCCATAATATTTTACTCAAAAAAAAAGAAGCTCGACTTTAATTAGCCGAGCCCCTTTCTACACAACAACAACCTACTGGTTATTCTTTCGTTTCAATAGTCTTTGTTTCAGATTCTATTGGCTCTTCAACAATTTGACTTTCAGGAGAATCGTTAAGTAACTTTTCTAAATTACTTCTATGAGTCTGACTTGTAAAAGATAAAGCTTCTATAATTACTTCTAAAGTTCCAGTCTTAGAAACAATGATAGCTGCTTCTCTAGCTTTAGCTTCATCTTTTATTTTATTAGTATCGTAGGTGATTTCCCCTGAGTCATTCTTAATGTTGATAATCATTAGAATTCCTCGCCATCGTCAAAGGGAGTAAGTTCATCCCCGTCAGAGCTTTTCATTTCAACAAGACTAACTACTTGCATTCCTTGAAAATCTAAGGAGACTCCAGTTTTACCTGCATACTCCCAAGGATATTCATTATATTGAACACGAACCTCAGAGCCGTTACCTACTTTAGTGCTGATTTCAACTTTGTTTCTATCAACTAATTTAGGAGCAGGTCTTGGTCCTTTCTTTCCATTAACTTTTCTTTTAATGGTTAGAGCTTTACCGACATACTGTTGCTCTCCGCTTTCATCTTTCAGAGAAAAGTCTTTAACTTTAACTCCTCTTTTTTCAAACTCTTGAGCAACCTCATCACTTACAACTAAATCAACTGTATATACAGGTTCAAAAGTAGTATTAGGTGTGGTTACACTTGCCCAATAAGCTTTTCCGTTTACTATTGCCATTTATTTACCTCCGTAATTTTTGACATTTGTTATTTATAAAGTGCATTCTACTCGTAACATGAAATGTTGTCAAGTGCAAAACGTACACAATATTATTATTAATAAATTTTATTAATTTGTTTTTAATTTTAAAGTTCCTAATTGAATAAATACATTTAATTGGTATCTAATTAGTCTTTGATAAACCTTTGGTTGATATTTTTTTAATCTATCAAAAGTTGGTTTATACTTTAAGTATTCTACTAAGTCTTTAGGGTTTATTTTTTTCATCTACCCTGACCTCTATATTTAATTTTTCTTTGTAACTTTTTACGCTTGTTCATGTGCTTGGTAGATTGTTTAACCTTTCTACCACGACCTGCTAAACCTTGTGAGGTTGATTTTTTTACATGTTTTATTAAAACATTTTCTTTTCTTACTGCCAATTAATCCTCCAATAAATAAATATCAACATAAATTTTTTCTACTTGTTCTTTAAACTCTATAATCGACATACTCGTAATAGGTAATTCTTTAACTAAAGCTTTAAAAGATTGTGCTTTAATTCTTTGTTGTCTTTCTACTTCCCAACTAGCAGGGGTCATTCTTTATCTCCTTTGTTTTCTGCAATACTTTCATAGCTTTTTAATTTATTAGGTAAATTTAATTCTTCTTTAAGTTTTTCTACTTCTGTTTCATTAATAAATAATTGAAAAGCAAAGTTATCTAATAGTTCAGTTAAGTCTAATATAGAATCAGTAATAACTTTTTGATTTTGTATCAGTTGATATATGTCTTTATCATTCATATCTATATTATCATTAATAGTAACAAATGATTTTTTTAAAGCAAACATAGTTATAGTTGTAAAGCCAATTATAACTAATATGGCTACCCAAGTTAATATTTTATTAAACATATTAAGCACCTCTTTTTTTATAAATTTTTAATAATTCTTTTCCTTTTAATTTTTTTCCAAATAGTTTTTTAGATTTATCTTTATAAATAAATCTTTCAATTCTACTGTCTTCGTATGTAGTATCACAAACATAACCTTGTCTATTAGGATTAGGGTAGTCGTATGCTACATTAGTATTATCAGTATTAAATACATGAACACTTTTTATTTTATTTTGCCATTGCTCTGCTTCTAATAATAATTTTTGTTCTTCTACTTCTTTTTTAAATTCAGTCATAGTTTATTTTCCTCTGTAAAATATTTATTATATTCTAAACAAACAAAAGTTTCAGCTTTTATTTCTTCTTCTTGTTTAATATATTTTTCTAGTTTAACAATGTTAGATTGTAAATAACTAGAACAATCTTTTAAAGTAGTAAATTTAAAATCAAAAATGTAAGCATCAATAGTGAAACCATTAAACTCACTTAATTCTAGTATAGCAACTATTACCCACGAAGCAATCATAATTTTTCCTCTATTTCCTGTTGAAGTTCTTCAATAGTTTTTGAAATATTTTTATTGTACCTTTTTTTATAAAAAAGAATACCCATATCAAGAGCTTTTCTTTTTATTTTATGTTCTGCAACATGACCTTCCCATGTTCTAAAATCTTTTTGGCGACAAATGTCTTGCCATTTTTTGATTGAAAGTTTTCTAAAGTTTCCCTCACTAGAAAATCTAAGATAAACCCATTTACGACCAACAGAACGAACAGTAGCTTTACGATAGCCGCAACCTTCACCTCTTAGTCCAGTCTTTATATCATCGTGATAAAAATAGTAGTGTTCCATAATTACTCTACTCCATCAATTATTAATTCTGCTCGAGTTTCTATAACAACTCTAGCACCACAAGATAAGGCAGTTTTTTCATTACCACTATAACTTACTTTGCTCTTACCAAGTATCTCAACTTTATGGCAGTAAGTATTTTTCTTACCTTCCTTGATAGTTATTACAGGATTGTTTTCATTATTTTTTTTGTTAGCTCTTATCACATGTTGATTAACATGAATATATTTTTTAGCCATCTTTTTCCTCCAAATGTTTTTTAATTAAATTTTCCATAGCCTTTCCAACCTTCATAGGTTTTTGTTTATCAATCCACTTGTGCCTATCTTTAATCTCATAGATTTCAACACCTTCAAAGCTGCTATCATCAGCTCTTCGCCACCAATCTATGACTCTGTTTTTTAAGGGGAGAATACTATCAGTATTATCATACTCCACATGAACTGTACCTGCGACATAATCTTCGGCTACAGTTATCCCTTTATCTATTAGTTTAACTTCCACTCTTTACCTCCTTTAGTTGTGAAAAATTCTTCGAGTTCTTTTTGTTCTTTCTCAGTTGGTTTGAAGTGAGGATTTAAAAAATACTCCTGTAACAATGTACCTTTTTTATAGCCCTTCATTTACTTCTTCCTCGTCTATTGGCATCCAATCTCCATCAAGATAAGAGTCTAGTGATGACCACTTCCAATCAGTAGCATCTGAATCATTGCCGTCTTCTTGAAAGATTGTACCATCTTTTA